AAATTATATTCACCCGACTCAAAAGCCAATAGAATTATCTGCACGAGCTTTAAGCAACCATAAAAACGCAAAAAATATACTTGACTTATTTGGAGGTAGTGGTTCTACTTTAGTTGGTATTCATCAACTAAAAAGAATTGGTTATTTAATGGAACTTGATCCAAAATATTGTCAAGTAATTGTTGACCGAATGATTAAACTTGATCCAAGTATTCAAATACTAAAAAACGGACAAAAATATGATAAAAAATAGCGAAGAAGCTAAAGCGATTGGAAAATCGACACAATGGGTAAAAGGTCAATCAGGAAACCCAAATGGCAAACCCAAAAAGCTACCACAATTAGATTGTTTATTGGCTGATATTTTAAGCGAGGAAAAGGATGGCATTGAAGCAGCTAAAGCAATTTTAATGGCATTGAGGGCAAAAGCAACAAAGGGTGATGTAAAAGCCGCTGAAATGTTATTGGATAGGGCATACGGGAAATCAAGGCAAAACATAAATATTGATGGCAGTATGTCAAATTTGCAAATAATACAATTGCCTGATAATAACCGCGATAAAAAATTGGATGGATCAGATTAAAATAATAAAGGCACAACCAGGATACCAGCAAATTGCACTAAGTAGTTCGGCGGACATTGTCATTGGTGGTGCGGCGGCGTTTGTTGGAAAAACATTTGCGTTGCTGATGGATCCATTGCGGCATGTACATGTGCCGGATTTCGGTGGTGTAATATTCCGGCGCACATCGGTGCAGATTAGGAATGAGGGCGGATTGTGGGATACATCAACAAAATTGTATCCATTGTTGCAAGCCGAGCCGCGCGAATCATCATTGGATTGGCGGTTCCCATCCGGCGCAAAATTATCGTTCCGGCATTTAGAGTACGAAAAAAACAAATATGATTGGCAAGGTTCGCAGATACCATTCCTGGCATTTGATGAATTAACGCATTTCAGCGAATCAATGTTTTTCTATTTGTTATCACGTAACCGATCATCATGCGGTGTGAAACCGTATGTCCGGGCCACATGTAACCCTGATCCGGAATCATGGGTATACAAACTGATTGAATGGTGGATTGACAAGGATACAGGGTTCCCGATATTGGAACGGCGTGGCGTGTTGCGGTATTTCATAAAGTACGGCGATGGGTACATATGGGGCGACTCATACGATGATGTAAAGGATTCGGCGAAGTACATATTGAAACCGATGATTGAAAAATCGGGATTGAGTGCAAAGGATTTTATTAAGTCAATCACGTTTGTGTCCGGTTCCATATACGACAACAAAGAGGGTTTGAAAACTGATCCATCGTATCCGGGCAACCTGTTGTCACAGGATGAAGATACACGGCGGCAATTGTTGGAGGGCCGATGGAAAGTATCCAATTCACCAAATGACATCTACGAATACGATGCATTTGTCGGCCTGTTTGAGAATGTGAAGGATGTGCAACGAGGCAACAAATACATCACGGCGGATATTGCGATGAAAGGATCCAACAAATTGGTTGTGGGGTATTGGGATGGGATGGAATTGGCCGACATTGCCATCATGGACAAATCCGATGGTAAACAGGTGATTGATTTGATATCCAAGATGGCGCAAAAGCATGGTGTTGAGAATAGGCACATTTGCTATGATTCGGATGGCGTTGGATCATACATCGATGGGTTTATCCGTGGCGCGGTGCCGTTCAATGGTGGATCGGCGCCATATCCGGTGACCGATACGGCATCGGGGCGGCTGATAAAAGAAAACTATTTGAACCTGAAAACGCAATGTTACTATCGGACCGGCGACCGTGTGCAACGTGGCGAAATGCGGATAAGTCCGGATGTGGCGGTGAAAATGTACGATCAGGCCCAAACTATCCGGCAACGGTTCATGTTTGAACGGAAGGCCATCCAGCGTTCAAAGTCCGATAAGGATGGTAAATTGCGGATTGTATCAAAAGATGATATGAAAATAAAATTGGGCGGTGATTCGCCGGATTTGTTGGATATGTTTATGATGCGGGAAGTATTCGAACTAAAACCAAAAACAATATTTGCATATGGGAATAATTGACAAACTATTCGGCCGCAATAAGCCGAAACCACAGGTGAAACAAAGCATGCCAAACATGACAATGGCAATAAATGCTAGCACGGCGATATTCCCATCATGGCAGACGTTGCGCAATGTGGACACGTATTTGACAATTGATGATGTGTACTCCATCATTTCGTTGCTGGCCGAAACGGCGGCGCGATTGCCAATGTATGGGTATGCAATTGTCGAGGATGAAACATACAAACGGTACAAGCGGTTCGAACCGAATAGCATACACGGAAGATATTACCGGCGCAAAGCGATGATCGATTTGCCGGATGATGATAAGTTCTACGAATTCCTGTCGGGCATCAGTTATCAGGACCGGATCAGGTATTTCAGTTTATTATTCATGAACGGCGAATTGTTTTTATGGAAGGAACAATTAGAAATGGGACCGAATGCCGGCAAAATCAATTTGCATGTGCTGAACAGCGAGAATGTACAAGTGATCATCAGCGAGTCATTCCCGCAACGTGTTGTGGGGTTTAAGTATTGGGATGCTGGGTTCAATGGTACATTTTCGGCTGATGAAGTGATTCACATAAAGTATTTCAACCCATCTATCACAACCGGCCAGCAATGGCGCGGGTTGTCGCCGTTGCAAGTGTTAACACGGCGCATCACACGGTTGAATTCATCAATGGATGCGAGTGTGGCGCAGATGCAGAACGGCGGTGTGCCGGGTATTGTGTATGAAAAATCGGACTATGCTATTGAAACATTGGGCCAGCGCAAAAATGATTTTGCCCAATACCTAAGACAATCGGCGAATAAGGGCGCGCCGTACTTTGCGGCGGGTGAAATGGGGTATTTGGAAATAGGTGCGCCGTTGGCTGATTTGCAGATATTGGAGGCTGCCGGCGTTGATTTCACCAAGTTGTGCAATGCGTACAAGGTGCCGGAAATAGTGCTGAACAACAACGATGCCAGCACATACAACAACATGAACACGGCATTGAAAATGTTGTACACAAACAGCATTTTGCCGAATGTGTATTTGTTCCGCGATGCGATAAAAAACAGTGTGTTGCCGATGTTTGCCGATGGCATCAAACGGACCATTGAAGTTGACATATCGGATATCCCGGCATTGCAAGATGATATGAAAGCACAGGCCGATGCATTGGCGGCCATGTGGTGGGTGACACCGAATGAGAAACGCGAAATACAAATGTTCGAGGAATTGCCTGATCCGGTGGCAAACCAAATAATCATTGACAGCGGGAAAATGCTATTGAGTGATTTGGATGGTGATGCGCCGGATGTTGACATGCCCGAATTGACGCCACATGTATGATCGAGCAAAGCGCGGAAACGATTGCGAAACAGATACGCAACAGGATTGAATTGTTAATTGTCCAGGCGGTACCATTGCCAACATGCCCGCGTGCAAAGGCAAAAGCGGAATGGAAACGCGATGAGGTGCGCCGGATATTAAATGAAAAACTAAATGAAGCCAATAATAAAACAGATTGACAAGGCCAACCATTTCATTGTTGGTTATTTGCTGATGGTGTTTGGTATGATTTTTTTTCCTGTTCCGGTGAGTTTCACATTCGTGTTGTTGATTGGGTTTGTAAAAGAATTGTGGGATGATTGGCAATACGAAAACGGATTTGATGCGATGGATTGGGCGTACACATGCGCCGGTGCGTTGCCTATGTTTGTAAACTATTTAATATGAGGATAATAAAGATTTTCGGCGGGTTGTTTTGTTTGGTAGGGTTGCCGGTTGTGTTGGCATCCGCATTGAATGGATACGAACATGCGCCGTGGCTGGCTGTTGTGGCCATTGTCAGCGCTATTTGTGGCGTGTTGGTATTTTGCGGCCGTGATGGGTTCATCCATACACCAAAGTTCATTGGGAACCTTGATTGCGAATATCCGCAAATCAATCAAACGTATGCCATGTTATTCGTGGCGCTGGTTATCAATTTACTGATCGCAAACCTTTGCGGATAAATGACAACGGCGCAACAAAATAAATATTGGCGCAATTGGCATCGATTCCAACAGAAAAACGAAAAGAAATACGAGGCCAAATTCAACAAGGCGTTGCAATTGCAAGTTGATGCATACATCCGCACACAGGATTTGATGGCTATACCGTTATTTCCAATTTATGAGGTGATCAATGATTTGTACCGAACCGTTGGCCCATCATGGGTGAAACAGACGTACAAGGGCATGACAAAGGCCGATGGCCGGTTGGGTTTCAATGAACGGATTATTGAATTGATGCGCCAATATTACGGCATTGATTTGCTGAATGATGCGTCCGGCATAACCGACTACACACGGGCGGTCATTCAAAAGGTATTGGACCGGGCGGCGATTGAAGGATGGTCACCTGATCGCATTGTGTACGAACTGAGAACCAACAGCGAGTTATCAACTATGCGGGCGCGGCGTATTGCCCGGACTGAAACGGTAACGGCGGCCAATCAGGCGGCCATGTTGTATGCCAGCGAATCGGGTTTTGAAATGGAAAAAGTATGGATTGCGGTGAAGGACAAACGGACGCGACACAATCACCGTGATATTGATGGCACACAATTGGATATTACGGAGGCATTCCCATTGGCCGGCGGTACGGTGTTGATGCAACAACCCGGCGCACGGACACAGGAAAACGGTTTGGCATCGCCTGCATCGGAGGTTGTGAATTGTCGGTGTGTGGTGGCATTCCAGGCAAAGCGTGACGCCAACGGCCGATTGATCATGACAATATAAAAAATAATAAAATACATTTGAATCGTGGGAAAACTAATTGAATACAAAAATGATGGCATTGGCGCAATGATTGCCGATGTGGACACCAAACAGGGAATTGTCACCGGGTATTTTTCCCGGTTCAACAATGTTGATTCCGATGGCGATATCATGAAGCCGGGCGCATTCAAAAAGACAATTCGCGAACAAGGGCCGAATAGCGCACAGCCGCGCATCAAACACCTGATGAACCATGATCCGGCGCAGCCATTAGGGAAATTGATGATGCTGGATGAAGATCAAACAGGGTTGAAATATGAAAGCCAAATCGGAACGCACACATTGGGCCGCGATTTCCTAAAAATGGTTGATAGCGGGTTGATCACCGAACATTCAATCGGGTTTCGGATCATCAAACGCAACCAGGTGCAGCCGTATGAAAACTACATAAAAAACCCAGCAATGGGCCATTATGAAATTAGTGAGGTAAAATTATTTGAAGGTTCATCGCTGACAGCATGGGGCGCAAATCCACTAACACCGATCACATCGCTAAAATCAGCGGACAACGTGGATATGATTGCGGCCCGGCAAAAGGCGATTGAAAAGTTTTGCCGAAATAGTGACGCATCCGATGAAACATTGGAAATGTTACTTTTGCACAGTAAGCAATTAGCACAATTCATTTGTGATTTGCAACAGGATCCCATTGTGCCGGAAGTTAAGGCCACACAACCGGGTGTTGAAATTGCCGATGTAATTCGTGATTTTACAAATAAACTAAAAAAGTAAAGCCGTGGAAAAAAATGAACTAATGACGGAATTGGAGGGCCTGAAATCAGCATTGGAGGCATCCGTATCCGAAAAAGCAAACACAGCGATCGCCGATCAGGTTAAAGCCATCAACGAAAATGTGGCCGCACAGATCGAGGCGCTGAAGGGCGAAAACAACGCCGACCAAGTGAAGGCAATGGCCGATGAACTTACCGAAATGAAATCGCAGTACAACAGCCTGGTAAAGGATTTTGATGCGCTGCAAACAAGAGTAAAAACACAAAAAAATTCAACCGTGGAAAACAAAAAATCATTCACGCAAGTATTTGCGGAAGGTTTGGAGGCCAATTTTGATGCCATCCAAAATGTAAAGAAAGGCAAACCATTCCGCATGGAATTGAAAGCCGTTGGTAACATGACATTGAGCAACAACCTGACCGGTGATGGTGTTGCATCATACGCCGCCAATCAGGCTCTGTTGCCATCACAGAAAATCAACATGCGTGACCTGATCCCAACAGCGGTTTCACCTACCGGGTTGTATGTTCAGTACCGTGAAACAGGTAGCGAAGGATCAATCAGCAAACAAACTGAAGGATCATTGAAAACACAAATCGACTACGATTTCACAGAGGTGAAAGTTGTTGAATCTTACATCGCTGGTTTTGCGCGTTTCTCAAAGCAAATGACAAAACAACTTCCTTATATGGAAAGCGTGTTGCCGCGTCTTTTGTTGCGTGATTTCTACAAAGCCGAAAACGCCGCGTTTTGGACCGCTGTAACAGGTGCCGCAACCGGTTCAACCACAACAGCCGAAACTGATGACGTAAAAGCCATCATCGACTACATCGCCAACACACAGGCCGCCAACTACAATGCATCATTTGCAATTGTACACCCAAGCCAAATGGCCCGCCTGAACAAATTGCTGTACACAAATGGTTACTATCAAGGATCCGGCGGTGTTGTTAGCCAACCAAACGGCGGCATCACCATCAACGGAACGCCAATTGTTCCAGCATCATGGGCGGCCGATGACAAAGTGCTA